CTGAATCGGATGCGGCAGCTTCTGGGCCAGCAGAGGAAGGAAGAGGAGTACCTGGATGGGGAACGTGTGTACAAGCCGCGGGTAGGAAAGGAGTGAGGGTTGATGAATCAAGAGACAGCGGAACGGATTGCAAAGGAGGCGGCCTTAGAGGCGGTAAAGGAATTCAAAAAGTCAGAGCGCAAGGAGAAACGAGTGAAGATATTCCAGAATACTAAAAAGCTGATGGAGAACTATAACCGAATCTGCCGGAGCGTACAGGAGGGGATATCTGATTTGTCAGATATGGACGACAGCGACGAGTTGGAAGGATTCACCGAAGAGGATATCTTTATAAACAGCATTCTTAAAAGCAAGTTACGGAGCGTAGTAATGATTGCACATATTGACAAGTGTCTGAGCCTTCTCGAAGAGGAAGAGTACTCAAAGAATACGCCGGAGAAGTATCTGGCATTCAAGTATTACTATTTAGATGGAATGACCTATGAGAACATAGCCGAAGTGTATGGGTACGTGGATCGGACGGCTAGGCGGTGGGTGACGGAACTCACCAATATACTGAGCGTGTATTTATTCGGATCAGATGCAATTATGTTGGATTAGAGGCTTGACAAGAGCGTGTCAAAATCGTGTCCTTGCAATGTCCGAATGGACGAGTTATAATTGTATTATGCAAAATTAGGTAAACAGAAAAAGCCATTTTGCATAACATCCCCAATGAACGGCCACCGGCTTTCATCGGTCGGTGGCTGATTTTCTACCCTGGAAGTGGCTTGAAGTCCTGCAAAGCTATATAGCCGCTAAAAAAAACTTAACCCTATAGCGGATAAAACGTGACCGTGATTGCAGTAGTCGGTCAGCTATTGGGTGCACTCTGGAAGTAATGAGTTGACCGCTGGACGGTTGCGGGTAGTTTACAAGGAGTGCTTATGTGGAGCATACCATCAATGGCAGATGGACAGGGTCGCGCCCTGGGTTCCGGTTCGATTCCGTGATGTTCCGCTTCATTCTTCATAATCTGTTTCTCCTTGTGAAAGGCATCCGGCGGCAAACGGGTGCCTTTGTTTTATGCGAATAGAGGTGATACCATGGCAAGAGCGCCAGATCAGAGAGTACAGCAGGCGGAAGCAATGTTTCTTTCCGGGAAAAAATTAGTAGAGATTGCAAACGAGCTGAGTCTGCCAGAGGGAACGGTCAGGCGTTGGAAATCAACATATAAGTGGGGAGGCGAACGCTCGGAAAGTAAAAGCGAACGTTCGGAAAAGAAAGCGAGCGTTCGGAAAGAGAAAAAGAAAGCTGTCGCGGAAGAGGTCGAGCAGGTGATTGAAAACCCTGACCTGACCGATAAGCAACGGCTTTTCTGCATCCGGTATATCCGATGCTTCAATGCAACGAAAGCTTACCAGAAGGCGTATGGTGTTGATTACAATACAGCGGTAGTCAATGGTCCGCGGCTGCTCGGAAATGCTCGTATCAGGGAGGAGATCACTCGCTTGAAGCAAGTGCGCCTCAGCCGTGAGATGCTGGACGAACACGATATTTTCCAGAAGTACATGGACATTGCCTTTTCAGATATTACCGACTATGTGGATTTTGGCCGGGAAGAGGTCCAGGTAATGGGAGCATTCGGACCGGTACAAGTAGACAATCCGAACGGTGATGGAAAAATACCGCTCATGAAAACCATCAACAGTGTTCGCTTCCACGAATCTGGTGCCGTAGACGGTACTCTTATTACTGAGGTCAAACAGGGAAAGGACGGCGCCAGTATAAAACTTGCTGACAGTATGAAAGCACTGGAATGGCTTGCGGACCACATGGACCTTGCGACGCCAGAGCAGCGGGCAAGGATTGACCATATACAGGCACAGACCGGGAAGATCATTAGGGAGAGCGCAGGCGGAGACAACGGCGACGGCGTGGAGGTGATAAACGATGCACCGCAAGCAGATCAGGATATCAGAGACGATCATACCGAAGTATCTTCCGCTGTTTAACGACAAGACACACCGCCATATCATTTTAACATCCGGAAGAGCCGGTACAAAATCAAGTTACGCGGGCGTTCGGAGTATCTTCCAGTTAATTGACGATCCGAACGGTTCCGTAGTAGTGCTCAGAAAGCATCATAATAAGCTACGGAAGACGGTGTATAAGGAGATGCTGAGAGGTATCAACCGGCTGGGAATCGACAAGAGGGCATTCCGGATCGGGAAATCACCCATGGAAATCACGTACCGGAAATATGGCACTACGATGTATTTCGCCGGTTCTGATGGTATCGACGATACAAAAGGTATCATTGATGAGAGCAAGCCTATTAAGCTGGTTATCCTCGATGAACTTACCGAATTCTTTGATGATGGCGAGGGAGAAGACGAACTACAGAATATCGAGGCTACGTTTATCCGTGGCAACAGCAGCGGATTCCAGATGATATATCTATACAACCCGCCAAAGAATCCGAACGCACCAATCAACAAGTGGTGCAAGAAGATGGAGAAGCGGGCGGACTGTATCCATATTCACACGGACTATAGAGACGTTCCGGAGGACTGGCTTGGAAAAGACCTGATAGAGTCTGCGGAGATCATGAAGGCGGCAGATGAGCGACAATACAGGTGGGTATGGCTGGGGCAGAGCATAGGGGTAGATGAGGTAATCTACTACATGTTTTCTGACAAGCATAAGGAGAGGCCGGAAAATAGGCGGTATCGGATTATTGGTATTGGAGTAGATTACGGACAGCAGAACGCGACCGTTTATGAAGCGGCCGGCCTTGATGAATACCAGAAACGATTAACCGGGCTTGCAGAGTATTATTACTCAGGCAGGGAAACGGGAAAGCAGAAAAGCCCGTCTGATTATGCGAAAGACTTTATTTCTTTCACAGACGCGTTGCATGAAAAGTATGAGTGCAGTTACTTTTATGTTTTTATCGATCCTTCCGCGCGAGGGCTGGCGGAGGAGATCAAAAGAGCGACGAGGGATTGTGATTATACTGTTCTAATCCGAGGCGCCGAGAATGAGGTAGAACTCGGAATATCAAGAGTACAGAAGCTATTGACATATGGGATTATGACGATCTCACCATTGCAGGAATACGCAGTGGAGGAATTCGGAACTTATGAATATGACAAGAAATCCATCGAGCGCGGAAAAGAAGTACCTGTGAAGGTGGACGATCACTGCATGGATGCTATCCGGTATCTCGTCATGGGGTTCTGGAAAAAAATGAAACACTGGCTCCCGGTGAAGGAATACGAAAAGGAATACCGGAATCCGCTGGATGAGGAGGTGGAAGATGAATATATTTAGCTATTTCAAGAAGAAAGGAATTGACACAGTAGACAGTTCCTTTTACTCGAAAATATCGGAATGGTATAGTTGGTACCGGAGCAATGTCCGTAAGTTCCACGTTTACCGGATATACGGTGGTCAGGGGACATGGACGAAATGTCATCGTCACAGCCTCGGAATGCCGAAAAAGGTATGCGAGGATATGGCTAACCTGCTTCTTAATGAACGGGTGAAAGTAACGCTGTCTGATGAGACAACGAACACATTCGTCAAAGAAGTATTGCAGAAAAACGATTTCTGGAATATCGGAAATGAATACCAGGAGCGCAAGGCGGCAACCGGGACAGTGGCCTATATTCCGTATCTCGACAATATGGAGGTTGACGAGGCCGGAAATGTGCACGGAGGAGAAGTAAGAATAAACTATTTGGAGGCCCCCAACATTTTCCCTCTGTCATGGAACAACCGTGAAATCACGGAATGCGCTTTCTTATTCCCACACACGTACAATCGAAAGAAGTACGTACAGATACAGTTTCACAGAACTGAGAAGGCCGGAGAAGCGGCAGGAAACTATATCATCGAGAATGTGGTGGTTGAATGCACGAACGGAGCCGGGAAGGAGTTGACGCCTGAACAGTGGAATGCATTACCACCGTTTGAGGGGCTGGCTGACAGGATAGAGACCGGATCGAAAGAACCACAGTACGTAATTGACCGGCTGAATCTGGTGAACAATGCGGCGGAAGACGATAATAACCCGATGGGTATGTCACTCTTGGCGAATTCCATTGATGTATTCCGGAAGATAGACCTGGAATATGACTCGTACGCGAACGAGTTTGATCTTGGCCGGAAGAGAATATTTGTGGCGCCTGAGATGCTGGAGGATAAAGACGGAAATCCGACTTTTGATACTGGTGATACTGTGTTTTATCGCCTCCCAGATGATTATTTAAAGGACTCGAAAGAGCCTATTAAAGAAATTGATATGACGCTGAGGGTAGAGCAGCACAGCAAAGCTATTAATGATGATCTTAATTATCTTTCAATGAAATGTGGGTTCGGAACACAGCGTTACCGTTTTGAGCAGGGAGGCGTAACAACAGCCACGGAAGTGATCTCGGAAAATTCCGATATGTACCGGACGTTGCAGAAGCACGAGATTGTACTTGATGCTGTGCTCAAAAGGCTGATTAAAATTATCATACGGTTAGGGATTGTGGCGAAAGTCCCTGGCCTATCTGAAGAGACAGAGATAACAATCGACTTTGATGATTCAATCATTGAGGATAAGCAGACGGAGCGCAAAGAGGACCGGCAGGACGTAGCTATGGGGGTTATGAGCCTAGCAGAATACCGGGCGAAGTGGTACGGGGAAACAGAGGAGCAGGCAGCGAAGAAAATCCCTGAACAGACGGGAGTGATTCCGTAATGAACAAAAGCTATGAAAGTTATCTGGCTACGGGAATCGAGAAGAAGTATCGGAACCTCGAAACTCGAATTATGGAAGATGTGATACGCCGGATTAAGAAGACCGGAACGATCACGTCAACCGCCGATTATCAACTCCTTAGATACTACATACTGGGAAACAGTACAAAGGATATCGAGGATATCATTAAAAAAGCAGTAGGAGATTCCTTCCCGGAAACGTTCGAGCTGTACGACGAAGTGATCGAGAAATATTATACGAGAGCGAAGCAGCTATATGAACAGGTGAATGAGAATTTTGTCCCTTATGAAGCGAATCAGGAATTACAGCAACTTACCAACGCTCTTGTTCAGCAATCCAACGATGAACTGTATAATATCACTCGATCCCTGGGGTTTAAGGTTGATATGGGCGGCGGCCGGCTGGTTTTTTCGCCGCTGGCAGACTATTACAATGAGTATCTTGATAATGCCATTGTTGAGATCACTTCCGGGGCATTCGATTATAACACCGTGATCCGACGTGTGGTAACACAAATGACGAATTCGGGCTTGCGTACCGTCGATTATGCGAGTGGATATACAAGCCGTTGTGATGTAGCTGCCAGAAGGGCAGTTATGACGGGGATTTCACAGCTTACCGGGAAGATTTCGGAAATGAACGCCAAGAAGCTGCATACAGACTATTTCGAGATTGACTGGCACGAGGGAGCCAGACCGACACACAGAGTGTGGCAAGGCAAAGTTTGGAGCCGTGAAGAATTGCGGACCGTATGCGGCCTTGGAACTGTAACCGGGCTTAACGGCGCGAATTGCTACCATAGCTATTATCCGTTTATTCCTGGTATTTCTGAGCGGCAATTCAGCGATAAGTGGCTTTCCGAACAGAATGCGAAGGAAGATAAGCCTAAGCGTTTTAAAGGCCGGGAATACACAAAATACGAGGCCACACAGCGCCAGCGATACCTTGAAACGAATATGAGAGCGCAGCGTGAGAAGGTAAGGTTATTACAGAAGGCCGGAGCAGATGAAGACATGGTTATGCTTGCGAGATGCAAGTATCAGGCGCAGCTTGATGAGTACAAGGCATTTTGCAGGAAAATGGAACTCGTAGAGCAGCGTGAGAGAATCTACTACGATATGAGAGGGCGTGTAGCGCCGTAGTGAAAGGAGGGGGATTATGATACAGGTAATGGTAAGAGAGAATGAGATATCTGTAAAAGGACATGCCGGATTTGCGCCGCCTGGGCGTGATCTGGTATGTGCTGCGGTATCTGCGCTTACCCTGACGCTTGCCGAAAGCCTGAATGCTTTGGCTGAAGGAGATTTTAAAACCGTCATGGATACAGGAAACATATCCGTCAGATGGCAGCGGATCAATGATAAGGGGAAGACGATTATTGACGCCTGGTTTCTTGGGATATGCTTAATTAATCAGGAATATGGTTGCATCACATACGTTTAAAAATCATGCCCGAAACGTGAAGGCTTTAAAAGCATCGGAATAGTTAACGTACTTAAAACGGAGGTATTAGGATGAGAAAGAGAATTAATTTACAGCTTTTCGCAGACGGCGGCGAAGGCGGTGCAGCAACGAGCACAACAACGAGCACGACAGCCGGAAATGGTAACGGCAGCCAGAACGCCGGTAGTACAGCAACTTACACATTCGAGCAGGCAGAAGCTATTGCCGCGGCACGAGCACAGAGAGCAGAGGCGGCGGCCTTGAAATCTTACTTTGAGCAGCACGGACTTAGCGAGGACGAAGTAAAGCGGGCCATGGAAGATTACAAGACGAATAAGGAAAAGAATAAGCCTAACATTTCTGCGGTCGAACTCGAACGGGATAAATATAAAACGGAACTCGAACAGCTTAAAAACAGCGGGTTTCTGCGGGACAAAGGTGTAAAACCTGATGATCTCGACTATGTGCTGTTTAAGGTAAATCAGAAGGTTACAGATAAGCTTCCATTTGACAAGGCGGCAGCGGAATTCCTTAAAGAAAATCCGAGGTTTACAGGCCAGACGTCATACAAGGTGACAACCTCGACACACACAGGCGGCGCCGGAGCTTCTGAGGACACGAACGACTATATTAACAATGCCATTAGAATGGCAGCCAGACGATAAGGAGGTCAAATATGAGACATAAGTTCGATTTACAGATTTTTTCAAATGATGCATTGATTATCGACAGAAACGGATCAGATTCTCTGATTCCAGAAGAGAAGGCCAGGGAAATTATTCAGGGTGTAGTTACTCAGTCTACAGTACTTGCAAGGAGCCGTAAGCTTCCCAACATGTCCACAAAAACCTATAAGATGCCGGTGCTTGACATGCTTCCGATTGCCTACTTTGTGGACGGTGATACCGGATCCAAAAAGACCACGAAACAGCAGTGGGATAAGAAGGTCATTACAGCGGAAGAAATCGCCGTTATCGTGCCGATTCCGGAAGCTGTGCTCGATGATTCGGATTATGACATTTGGGGAGAGGTGAAACCGCGGATCGTTGAAGCGTTCGGTAAGTTGATCGATGAAGCAATCCTTTTCAATGTTAACAAGCCCACCTCTTGGAGAGATGGCCTTGTTGCTACAGCAACAAAAGCGAATGCAGTTGTAACGCTTGCCGAAGGTGATTCCCTGTATGATAAGATTATGGCCGAGAACGGCGTAATTGCGAAGGTAGAGGATTCCGGATACTTTGTAAGCGGCCATATGGCTGATATTTCCATGAGGGCGAAGCTGAGAGGTTTGCGGGATTCGACGGGAAATCCAATTTTTAAGTCTGATATGCAGAGCGGTACTACATATTCTCTGGACGGCAGCCCGATGAACTTCCCGAACAACGGAGCGTTCGATAAGTCCAAAGCGTTGATGATCTCGGGAGACTTCAATCAGATGGTATATGCAATCCGTCAGGATATTACCTTTAAGCTGTTTACTGAGGGTATTGTACAGAACACGGATGGCTCGATTGCTTATAACCTGATGCAGAATGACATGGTGGCTCTTAGGGCGGTCATGAGGCTGGGATGGGAAATTCCCAACCCAATCAACTCGGTCCAGACTGATAAAAACAAGAGATGCCCGTTTGCTATCCTGAAGAACGCATAGGAGGATTGTGTATGCAGATTACAGATGCATTAAAAAATCTCTATAAGAAGGTTACAGGGAAATCATCTGCCCCTACTGACGGGCAGATTGCTGAATTAGTACAGAAATTGGCGGATAACTGGCCTAGTGGGGAAGGATATACGTTGCCTGCGGCGAAAACAGATGCTATCGGTGGAGTCAAGAAGGCACCTGCTGTGACATTTAACGTTTCAGGAGCAACAGCAGAAACATGCGCATCTGCAATAAAGTCAATCATTGATGGGCTGAAAGCAAGCGGCGCCATGGAATAGGGGGATTCAGGATGTATGTGGATTATGAATATTATCGGGCCGAGTATGGTGGAAAAATGCCGGAAGAAGCATTCCCGGCAGCTAAACGCAAGGCAGAAGCGTACATCCGATACCTTACCCATTTGAATGGTGACATATTTTCCATACCGAATGACATGGTAAAGGATGCGGTCTGTGCAGCGGCAGATGTGTATTATGTGGCCGAACAGGAGCAGGAGCAGAGAAAGGCGGACGGAAAGGCTGGCCCTGTTCGGTCTGAGAACAATGACGGCTATTCTGTGTCTTATGTAGTGGAACAGACAGACGGCCAGACGGCGGAAGAAGCGGTTAGACGGAAGGCTTATGATGCTGTGTATATGTATCTGCTGCCTACTGGCTGGCTGAATCGAAAGGTGAGGTGTCACAATGACCACAAATGCGGATATTACGGTCTATAACTCTTTCCTGAATCCTGATACACGGTTGAAAGAATGGCGCAGGACAGTGATAAAAAAGGCGTGGTTCTATGTTGATAATAAAGTCAGCGTAACAGACGGCGGCCTTGCTTCTGCGGATTCCTTTAAAGTTAGGATACCAGTAGATGCGGAGTTTTCCGGATCACATTATGTTGCGCCGGAAGAGTACACAGGCAAGGAAAATACATGGACCTTAAAGAACGATGACTATATAGCGCGTGGAGCCATAGCGAAGGAAATAGAAAAGCCTTCTGATTTGCAGAAGGAACTGTATCAGGTGTTTAAAATCACATCATGGTCTGATAATCGTTTTGGCAGCTTGCAGCACTGGAGAGTGGGTGGTATTTAATGGCACAGAAAAGGGTTTTTCAGATATCCACGCCACGCGGAGAGTTGTATCAGAAGAAGAGCAGCAACGGCAGTGTAACCGCGCACTTGGAATGGGCGCCGGGATTCGGTCAGCAGAAATCAAAAGGATTTGCAAAGGCACAGGAGTTTGTCGATTCTGAGTGCCTGCGGTACATGGACCCGATGACGCCACGAAGAACCGGGTACATGATTAAGTCCGCGCAGCTTGGAACCGTAATTGGCAGTGCAGAAATAGAGTACTTGGCCCCGTATGCGCGGCGGCAGTATTATGAGAACCACGGAGACAACGGAAACCGCGGTAAACTATGGTTTGAGCGTATGAAGACCGCGAAAGGCGAGACGATTCGGAAGGGGGCGGAAAAGATCATTGCGAACAATTAACAATGAGTCTATTATAGGCGCACTCAGGAAATATTTCATGCAGTGTCCATTCTTGCACGACGGGGAATTTAATATTGATTATCTCCCCAACAGTCGAGCGTACAGCCTGGACCCAATACCGGCTGATCCGGTATACAAAGAATACGTGGACGGAGGGAAGGTATATCAATTCCAATACTCTTTCACGTCAAAAGAAGCTTACGACGGAGACGCCCGTACCATGATAGACAATTCATATTTTTATCAGAATTTGTCTAATTGGGTAGAAGATCAAAACGATAATGATATTCTTCCGGAACTGGAAGGATATTCAGCTATTTCGAATGTCATGATATCGAGCTATTATCTTTTCGACTCGGACGGGGACCTTGCAAGATATCAGATACAATTAAGATTACTCTATGAATAGGAGGAAACAACATGGCAACAGTTGACAAAATTAATGAAGCAAAGTTGGTAAAGCGGTCTAAGAGAGTCGCTTTCATGAACGTCGGAACCGGGGAAGAACCTAAGTTTGTGCGCATGCAGGGCTTTTCATCTATGTCTGAATCCAAAAGCCCGAAACAGTACACAAGAACGTACGTAGATGAGGATTCCGAGCGGTCTGATGTGGTTGGATATGCAACACAGATCGGTTATAGTTTTGACCGTCACAGCCCGCTTTCAACGCATGAAAAGATTGCAGAGATTACCGATGGTGAATATACCGGATCAGATGCTTATGTCGAGATCGTAACGGTAGATCTTTTTGCCGAGGGGGAAACGAAGGTCGCACGAAAGCGTACCTATGCGGTTATTCCGGATACTACCGGTGATGGAAATGACGCATTAATCTATTCTGGTAATTTTCGGGCGATCGGAGAAATGATACTGGGAACTGCAACTTCTTCCGATAAGTGGCAGACAGTAACATTTGTAGAAGGTCAGGCTCATGAATTGGGGGAATTAACTGTGCACAGCGTAGCGGGTTCTGGTTCTGGGACTACTAAATTAACGGTTACCCCAGCAAAGCAGCCAGATAATACATACCGATATAAGACAGGAACAAATGTTTCCCTTCCTGCTTATGATACGGATTGCAGCGAAATGCAGACTTGGGATGGATCAGCAGATATTACGGCTGCAAATGGGCAAAAAATCCTTGTTGTAGAATGCACAGGGAATAAGGCCAGAAAAGCCGGTATTGCAACCGTCACATCTAAACAATAACAAAGAGGAGTGAGCCTATGAGCCAGAAGTGGAGTTATAACAATCTTGAGTTTGAGGTGGATTTACAGGATGCGGATTTTGCAGAACGTTACGAAAATGCGTTTAAGCAGATGGAAGAGGAAGAAAAACGAGTGCAGAAGGCGGGCACAACAAGCGAGGTAATACGCGGATACTGTGGGCTGTTTTTTAACCTGTTTGATTGTATTTATGGAAAAGGGACATCTGGAAAGATGTTTGAGGGAAAAGTAAATGCTGGTATGTGTGACGCAGCCTATTCGGCTTTTATTGATGCCGCACGGCGCAGTAATCAGGAGGCCATGCAGCGCAGAGGCCAGATGCTTAATAAGTATGCACCGCATCAGAACAGGCAGCAGAGACGGCATAACCGGAATGGTGGCGGTAATAAGTGAACCTCATCTATGACAGATATCCCAATTCGGTGATGCTAAACGGTAAGCATCGTGAGATTGTAACGGATTTTAAGGACTGGCTAAGGTTTGTTGACCTTTTGAAAGATGATGAGTATGGGCCGGAAGAAAAATTCGAGTCCATACTCTTGTTCTATTGTGATCCTCTTCCCTTTGTGGATCAGGCAAATGCCTGTAAACCGCTGATAGACTTCTTTAAGATGACTGAAGCAGAAGATGAGAGTTATCAGGCTGATTATGAGGAAGAGGAAGAAACGGCGAATATAAAACCGTTGTATGATTTTCGATATGACGCGCGCTGCATTATCGCGGGTTTCTGGCACGATTACCGGATTGATTTAACGAAAGCACACATGCACTGGTGGAAGTTCCGGATACTATTAGACGGCCTCTCATCCGACACGGAGTTTAAGCAGCGTGTCATGTACCGGAATACCGATGCATCACGGATTAAGGATGTGGAAGAACGGAACCGGATATTGAGGATACAGAGGAAGATTGCGCTTCCGCAGCCGGTCCCATCTGATGATGAGATTGGAGGTATGTTCTGGTAATGAAAAAGATCATAAAGCCGCCTATTATGCGGAAATGGTATACTTGCCCTTATTGCGGTAAGAATACGGTCCTGTACGATAATACAGCACGATGTACGGGAGTTTATACGAAATGTAAAGAGTGCAAAAAAGAATTCGAGATCAAAATATAGCATTTGTGAGCCTGTGAGCCGTGCTACTGCGAAAGGAGTAGTATGGCTTATTTTAATTTACAGGTTTTTGCCGCTGATGGGCATTTAAATTTTGATACAAAGATTAACGAAAAAGGATTTTCCATCGGACTCGGTAAACTTGGTGGAATAGCAAAAGGCGGTCTTGCGGTTCTTGGCGCCTCCATTGGCGGAATCACTGCCGCATTCGGCGGCATGTCCAAAGCCGCTTTAAGTTCCGTAGCCAGTTTGGAACAGAACGTGGGCGGCGTGGAAACGCTGTTCAAAGAGAATGCTAAGACAGTCATAGAAAACGCTAATAATGCTTACAAGACTGCCGGATTATCCGCCAATGAGTATATGCAGAGTGTCACCAGTTTCTCCGCCTCCTTATTACAGAGCGTGGCCGGAGACACGGCAGAAGCGGCAAAGATTGCAGACATGGCAATGGTGGACATGTCCGATAACGCCAATAAGATGGGCACGGACATGTCCTCTATCCAGAATGCGTACCAGGGATTTGCCAAGCAGAATTACACGATGCTGGATAACCTGAAACTAGGATATGGCGGAACAAAAGAAGAGATGAACCGCCTTCTTGCAGATGCCACCAAAATATCGGGTGTAAAATATGACATCAGCAACCTAAATGATGTTTATTCAGCTATCCATGTGATCCAGGGAGAACTTGGCATAACAGGGACTACCGCAAAGGAAGCATCAACTACCATAGAAGGTTCCATGAATGCCGCCAAGGCAGCCTTTGACAATTTCTTGAATGGATCAGGCAATGCCCAGGAACTGGCGGATGCGATTGCCACGGTTGCCCGTAATGTGGGAAAGAACCTTGGGGAAATCGTTCCGAGGCTGGCCGAGACAATTCCAATGGTGATAGAGGAATTATGGCAGGAATTTGAAGGTAGTGCGGACCAGTTTATACAGATGGGGTCAAGCCTTTTAACTGACATTGCAACTGGGATCATCGAACAGCTGCCAGCCGTTATTGACCTTGCTGTTTCGTTCATTGACATGCTGATACAGGGCTTGGACGGAAACACAGCACAACTGATGGAAGCAGGCGCAAAGCTACTTATGGCGATTGCACGGGGAATCATTACGTTGATTCCTTCGGTAGCTTCCCTTGGTTGGTCGATTATTACCGGTGTAATTGAAGGGATACGGTCAAATTCCGGTCAGCTTCAGGCGCAGGGGAAAATGCTCCTGGATAATTTGACAGTGGGAATTAGTACTGGACTCCCAAATATTGTGAGCAAGGGTCTTGAAGTATGCGGAAAATTCGCACAGGGTTTACTGAACAACCTTCCATCTGTTATCTCAGCTGCCGGAAATATATTAAACCGGTTAGTTGATGCGATTATGACCGCTTTACCGAAGCTTCTGGAATCTGGTGCGAAATTAATCGGGCAGCTTGCACATGGTCTTCTTGACAATCTGCCTGCTGTCATTACGTCTATTGCCTCTGTACTTGCAAAATTAATCGCTACAATTGCATCCCATCTTCCGGAACTTTTACAAAAAGGCATTGAATTGATTGGAGAGTTGGCGGTAGGCCTTATAAAGGCAATCCCTGATCTTATAAAAAAGATACCGGAAATCATCGAGTCAATCAAAAATGCATTTTCTGAATTTGATTGGAAGAAGATCGGAAAAGATATTGTAGATGGTATCGCGAAGGGGCTAAAAAACGCGGTCGGTGCGGTTGTTGGTGCTGCAAAAGAAGTAGGGAAATCAGCTCTTAACGGGTTGAAAAATATGTTGGGAATCCACTCCCCATCCAGGGTATTCCGTGACGAGGTAGGCAGGAATATAGCGCTTGGCATTGCTGATGGTATTGCGAGAAACAAGAAGTATGCGAAGAGTAGCGCGGAAGAGATCGCACAGGCAGTTCTCGACTCTGCAAAGAAGCGGCTGGACAACTACAAAGTATATAATAATTTCACACTTGCAGAGGAGGCGGCCTATTGGGACGAAGCCAGAAAGCAGGTAAAAGAAGGCACACAGGCAAAGATCGACGCAGATAAAGAATACTTTACAGCAAAGAAAGAACTTGAAAATCAGATGCTCCAGGCCGAGGAGAAGTACACTGATAATGTTGCAAAAGCATATGAAGACTTAAACGATAAGATTCTTGATCTGAATAAACAGTACGAAGATGCAGTAAGTCAGAGAACAGATGAAATAAAGTCAGCGTTCGGACTCTTTGACGAGTTTTCTGCGGATACGGAATTATCATCTGATGATCTCCTGAATAATCTCCGGTCACAGGTTGACGGGCTGGAACAGTGGAGAGAAAACTTAGACGATTTAAGCGACCGCGGAATCGGAAAGGAACTTCTGGAAGAGTTACAGAAGTTTGGCCCGAAGGCAGCGGCAGAAATCCAGTTGCTTACGGAGATGAGCGACGATGAGTTAGACGAATATGTTGATCTTTTCAGGGAGAAAAACCGCCTTGCACGAAGACAGGCCGTAGAAGAGTTGGAACCGATGCGGCGGGATATTGCAGACCAGATTACAAAGATGCAACAGGAAACCTCTGCGGAGCTTGCGAAGTACCAGCAGGAATATACCACTTCCATGCTGGAACTGGGGGTATCACTGAATCAGCCGCTTGAGGTAATGAAACTCACAGCAGTACAAAATGCGGTTGAACTGGTTTCCGCAATGGCTGGATCGGTTAAAGAAGCGTCCGGAACAACCGAGAATGTAGACAAATTTAAAGCGATTGCGCAGAATGTGTTAGGTGCCGTTCAGACGCTTCCCACAGACATGAAGGAATTGGGAAAAACTGCGATTACTGAAATGATCGAAGGTATTAATTCTATGGCCGGGAATCTATACACAGCCATGTCAGAAGTCGTTGGTAATGCCATGAGAAGCGCCATAGACGCGGTAACGGCAGGGAATGCAGTAGATGCAGCACTTGCCGGAACTGGATACGTTACGGGAACAGCGGCAATACCTGCGGCCAGCTACGGAAACGAGGGGTACGGCCCTGGCTATGCGATTGACTACAAGCGTATGGGCCGCGAGATGGGCCAGGCCATGGAGAAAACCGGTGTGTATATGGATAACAAAAAGGTCGGAAATATCGTTTCCGAACCTGTAAATGAAAGTCTTGGTAATGCGGCGAAGACTGGGGAGAGAGGTGCTATGTAATGCCTATAGGGATCACGTTTAATGACGAAAAGCATTCTTACCGAGATTTCGGGCTACGTATTATTTCAGTCAATATAGGCCTTCCGGAAGTGAAAAAGAGCCTTATTGACATACCGGGCGCCGATGGTTACGTTGATATGACGGACTATTTCGGAACCCGGTATGAGAACCGGAAAATAAAGGTGGAATGTGATTTTGAGGATAAGGGATATAGTAACTGGGCCGCGAGAATCAGTGATATCAGTAATTACCTTCATGGTAAGCCTGTGAAGTTGATTTTCGATTTTGATGAGGGATATTACTATGATGGCCGGGGAGAGTGCGAATATGAAAAGAGTAATCGCAGATATGGTAAGATTACTCTTACGTTTGACTGCAAGCCGTACAAATTGGACCTGCTTGCATCGGATGAAGATTGGCTATGGGACCCATTCGATTTCGAAACCGGAGTGATCCGGGAGTATGGGAGCATAGCGGTGAATGGTACATACGATCTCGTGGTTGATGGCAGCCCAATGCCGGTTATCCCTAAAATAGAATGCTCTGCCGCTATGAAAGTACTGTTTGAAGGCGTTGAATATGCCTTAAGCGCCGGATTGAATTATATCACCGACATTTTGATTGGAAGTGGAGAATATAGAATGCAGTTTTCCGGGAACGGGACTGTGACGGTAATATACCGTGGAGGTAGCTTATAATGTATCTGATACAGAATATCGTAGACGGTCATATATACCACATACATGACCAAAAAAGTGATGTTTTAAGAGTGCTGGAGCCACGCCTTGTATTAACCATTAATAAGACGGGGCAATTAGAATTTATGATCCCCCCAACGCATGAGTATTATAATACGATTAAGAAACTGAAATCTATTATACGAGTGATTGAAGACGGGGAGATACTTTATGAGGGCCGCGCTATATCGGACGAGGCAGACTTTTACAACGTGAAAAAGATTGTGTGTGAGGGAAGCATGGGGTACTTGATTGACAGTATCCAACGCCCATTTTCCCATACTGGTAATATCCGTGATTTCCTGGCCTACCTGATTGATAACCATAATCGTCAGGTGGAGGAAAGAAAACAGTTCTTGCTTGGAACCGTGAATGTGATCGATGATGAATCCAACATTAAGCGGGAAAGCACAAAACTGGAAAACACATGGAACACGGTTAATACCTATCTGATAAGCAAGTATGGGGGCTGCCTGTACGTGGAGTATAAGGATGGTAAGAAGTATCTTAATTACACCTATGACCATGGCGGATACAATGAGCAGAAGATACGTTTCGGAGTGAATCTGCTTGATCTGACGAAATACCAAGACGCAACGCAAATCGCTACGCGGTTAATACCTTATGGCGCGGAAGTGGAGTACCAAGACGAGAACGGGGAAGTGCAGACAAAAACCGTTGATATCACGTCTGTGAATGACGGAAGCGATTATATTACGGCAGATCAGAGCGTGGTTGATGAATATGGAATCATAACAGTCACCTATCAATGGGCTGATGTAACGGAGCCTTCCGTACTACTTGAAAAGGCGAAAGCACTGATTAAGGAACTGACCAACATACCGGATACACTAACCGTTAAGGCTCTTGATCTTAATTATGCGGGGGTAGATATCCGTAGGTTTAAGGTTGGCCGGTGGACAACCGCGGAGAGCAAGCCCCACGGGGTTAAGAAAGATATGCTGCTAGCGAGGCTTGACCTATATCTTGACGATCCGAAAAAAGGGAGTATATCCCTTGGATCAACCGTAAAGACATTCACAGCTGCAAATGTAAGTAAGCAGGTGGAATTGTCAAATTCCATAAAGAAGGTAGGGGAATCTGCCTCGAGCGAGATCAGGCGTAAGGTGGAGAATGCCACCTCATTGATTACTGGCGGACTTGGTGGGTATGTGGTTCTGGACGTCGAGGACCCCGTTACCGGTAAGAAAATCCACCCATGGCGAATCCTGGTGATGAACACGCCGGATAAGAACACGGCTACCCATGTGATTCAGCTTAATCAGAACGGCCTTGGCTTTTCTACAACCGGCATAAATGGACCATACCGGAATGCCTGGACGATTGATGGTAATCTTGTGGCTGATTTCATAACATCCGGTACGATGCTGGCGGACAGAATTCGCGGCGGCATTCTCGAGGTGGGCGGCGCTGGCCTGGCGAAAGACGGAAGCATTACTGTTAAGAATGCACAGGGCGAGGTGATCGGTACATGGGATAAGACCGGGCTGCATGTGCTTCTTGGTATTATCGAAGGTAGTACTATCAAAGGATCATCAATTATAGGCGGCCGGATTAATATTGGTAATGGTACGTTTGAGGTGGACAGTGACGGCGCTGTAGTAATTAGTTCTGGTGAAATCCACATTGGAAATGTTGACATTACTGAGCAATATGCATGGTTATATGGCTTTGGTGTTTCGGGTAGCATATTGTATAGTCGTGATAATGGTAACAGTATACAGATATCTAACAGTGAGGCATATGATCTACCATCAAGCCTTGTAATTCGATACGACGGAAAAAGAACTAACTATACAGCAGGTGGTATAAATACGGATGGTGATATTTGGTTTAGTGACCCGTGGACAGAGAATATGAGTGCGTTAGATATGTTCAAGGATTTATATGACAGAGTAAGAGCTTTGAGGGATAGAATAGATGAATTGGAGGGTTGAAGTTAAAAGATAAGGATGGTATAATGTGCCTATAAAGGAGGTCTTTGCTATGAATAAAAAACGACTGACAATTTTGATTGCATTGTTTGTTTTTTGCTTTTCTTTTAACGCATTTGCTATGAAAGATTTAATAAACGGTGAGTTTGTTCCGGATAATCCGGGAAATGAAGTCCGATATGAAGATAAAACACTTGGTAGCAGGTGGACATGGTTAAATGATGATATTTGTGTTCAGTTTTCTGGTAGTTATAATACAAAAAGGGCTGGAATACAAAGATTATACGATAATGGCCTTATCCGAAGATGGGGAGAGCCTGATGGAAATGGTGGGCGCAGGAGTAAGAGTCGTGATACCTATGCGGGCAAATGGAGTCAGTCTGAAGATGGAATATGGTCATTTGAATTTGATGATAAAACGATTCCGTTAGGAGTAACAAAGATTGATGATGTATTATATGCTTTTAATGGTTATGGTGAACTGATGGAAGGCTACGAATATTACGAGGGCCTGACAACCGGAGCCGACGGAGTAGTCAATTCAGACAATCCGGAGTTTCTGGCTTGGCTGGAAACTCAGTATGTGCCAGCGTGCACAAGCCACGAATAGATATAATTTTACAGAGAGCGGGGGAATTATCCTCGCTCTTTTTTCTATGGACGAAAGTGTCCCGTTTTGTCCCGGCCTCGTGTGCTATAATTTAAAATAGGAAAACCAGTGATGAGCGCCTGAAAACAGGTGCTCTTTTTCTATGTCCAAAACAGAAAATAGATCGGAGGATAAGAATCTATGTTAGTGGAAATCAGAAAATTTAATAAAGAAGAAGTTGCCACATGCACAAGTTTAGATGTTGCTGAAACATTCGGGAAAGAACACTACCATGTAATTGAGGATATAAGAAATTTATCTGCAAGTATCAGTAGCCCCGATATTTCGGGGCTATTCAGTGAAAGCTACTATGTAGCGACGAATGGAAAAAAGAACCCGATGTATTACATGACAAGAGATGGTTTCACACTGCTTGTAATGGGATATACAGGAGAAAAGGCTATTAAATTTAAACTTGCATACATAAAGCAGTTCAATGCTATGGAAAATGCATTAATCGGTAAAATGAAGGAACGTGAAAAAGGTATAGCTGTACGGCAAGCGCTTACAAATACACTTCAGCGTTCCCAGGAAAACGAACGAATGCATGGACATGCGTACTCTACTTATACAAATGCAATTTACAAGGCGATATTCGGGAAAAATGCGAAGCAGCTCAGAGAATTATATGGAATAGGAAGCCAGGACAATTTACGAGATAGGTTTACTGTTGAGGAATTATCTGCGGTTCAATCTATGGAAATGCTTGTCAGCGGCCTTATTAATTGTGGCTGGGGATATGATAAAATCAGAGATTTCATTCAGGAAAACAGTGTTAAACAGTTGGTCGGATAGGAGGAAAGTGAGGTGAAACATGGCAGATATAAGCAGAGAAATAGAGAATTTCAGGAGCGCGCGGAAAGGGAAAGACGTTCGTGGCTCTATGATCTCATTGGCTGAAAAGGTCAATAAAGAGGGTGAAAATGTTGTAGCTAACGTAGCGGTGCAAGTTACAAGAATTAATAATGCAATTACTTTAGCCAATGAAGCTGTGACCGATGCGAATGCGGCAACAGCGAGAGCAAATGAAACCTTGAATCATGCGGATGATATTCTCGGAAGTGCTACAGAGCAGGCTACAAACTCCGCAGTAAGTGCTACGGAGGCAAAAAGCTGGGCAATCGGTGGAACCGGGACGCGAGAGGGAGAGAATACCAATAACAGCGAGTATTACAGCAGGCAGGCCGGGACTTATGCGGACAATGCCAAAAACGACGCAGACAGAGCCGCACAGTACTCGCAGATTGTAGCACCAGGATTTTATTTTGATCCGGCAGAATCAACCCTCTATATAAAAGCGGGGGTAGGTGTGAATTTTACTATCGTGGATTCAGTGCTCTATTGGAAAATTATTGTATAAAAAAGAAAAGAGGAGGTACTATTTGATGGCAGCACCAGAAGGATATACAGAACTAGGACGCATAGGTTTTGTAGACAAAGGAAATTATGCGTCAGGTACCACATATCGAATCGGTGATGTGGTATATTATAACGGGAGTACTTGGGTTGCGTTGAAGGATAATTTGAAAGGTGTAACACCAGCCGAAGGAGCAAACTGGAAGTATATGGCGAGAGGATTCGCTGCTGAGACACTTTCTGCGGTTAAAGCGATGGATACGAGCGGAGTACTGGGGGAAGCAGGAGCAACTGTGACATCTCAGGCCTTAGTTGACGCTATTGCTGATAAGGTCATGACAAAACTCATTGAGAAAAGTAAGATCGTAAATAATCTGCTTGCGACGGACGCAACAACCGTATTAAGCGGTCCGATGGGGAAGTCCCTCGATGACAAGATTACTCAGTTAAATAGTGATTTAGCCAGCATAACTGGATTAATTGTCAAAGATATTACATTAAACCCTGGTTATGCCATCTATGGAACATGGGCCACCCGGATCATAAAAGATAAATCTTCAGGGATATGTGT